TTGCGCCTTGGCTGGCATTCTGGGGTCAAATGAAACATAGTCAGTCCATTTGCGCCCTGTGCAAGCCATTTGAAATTGCATCTGGGTGATGTATTTGCTAGGCACTTTTTGGGATAGCAGCGTTTCAATCATGGTGGACGTATTTGGGCATTTGATCTCCACAAGCCCATCGTTCCCCACAAGCCCGTCAGGGGACGCACCAGCCCACTCAATTGTTGGATGACGCACAAACCCCACTTCCTCAACCATAACGCCCTGTGCCGCTTCATACGCCGCCCGTGCAAATGGTTCTTGGTCTGTGCCCCACTGCATGGCGGCGTTGGTGTATGACTCTTGTTTGGTAAAAGTCAGGCGTTCCACCACAAGCTGGGCCATGTAGTTATCGCGGCTGGTGCTGTAACCCGTCTTTGTCTTGGCGATTACGTCTGCCACTCTGCTGGCGGTGACCTTGCCCAGACGTTGGTAAAACCATTCGGTTGAACCTTGGATGATTTCAGTTTCCATTTCGTGCCTCCATCATTTCATTTGCCATTGTGAAAGCGGCAAAAGCAGTGTCATTAAAGTCCATATCAGATCGCCAATCAGAATCAGACAAAAGTGCTTGCATGGCAAAGATGGCGATAAAATCTTTGAGGGTCATTTCCTCAAGACCGATTTCTTTCTTTTTTCTCATGCCTTTTCCTTTGCCTTGGCAATGCGGTCTGCCTTGGCTTTGATGACCTTGGCAATCCAATTTTGGTCGCCCTTGCAAGCATCGTAGGCAGCTTTGTAGGCGGTTTGCAACTCCTCCTTGTTGGCGCTGGCATCAATGGCGGCAATGTGGTCTGCCATCATTCCTGCGTCAATCTGTGGTGCAGGGCGGGATGCCGCTACACCGTCATCGTCATCTGGTGAGAGGCCGCTGGCGGTCAAAAGGCTATATCTCCGCGCATAAGTCAAGGCACTCCCAAAACCCATTGCATCATGTTTGCTGGCTGGGACATGAAGCATTCCGCACTCCATCACTTCCCCAGATTCATGCACAAACATTGTTTCAACCATCACCCCGTCTTTGCATTCATAGGTGCGTTGCATAAGACCTATGCCATTAGCGTTTAAAGCCCCGACAACAGCATCAATGCAAGAACTAAGGTCTGCGTACTTAGATTTGAAATGAGGGTTTACAGACGTTTTTAACGCCTTGCCAAATTGTGATTGTGCTTTGACAAAGGCGGCGGCAATTTGTTTTCCGATTGGTGTTTCCATAATGTTTCCTTAATAGGCGTATTTAGGGCCGCAAGTGACTTCCACCACAGTTTCGACTGTGTAGCCGTTGATCTTGCGTTTGGCGTATAGCGGGATGGCGCGGAGGCCAGATGATTCGCACTGGCGCACAGCGTCAATCACCTCATTCCTGCCCATCGGTTGGACTTGTTTGTCAACAATCAGGTCTTGATTGGGCGCTTGGGGTGTTGACCCTGGCAAGCTAGAGCAACCAGCCGTGACCAAGGCCATCCAGCACAAAAGTGAGTAGGTGATCATCTTCATTCCGATTCCTTTGCAATCAATTTCATTTCAAGTTCTTTGATGTATTCCTGGGCAACGTCACAGGTTTGGATGTAGCCCCGCAAATGGGATTCCAAAAGCCCAACGTGGTAGGCCAAGCGGTAGGCGGCGGGTTCGCCTACATATTGGCGGTCAGCAACGGTTGCGATTGATTCAATGATTTCGTTAGCGTTCATGTCATGCTCTCCAAACAAAAAGGTCAAGAACCAACACGACAACAGCACACACGGCAAGCACCATGATGATCTTGTCGGTGGTCGCCATGCGGGGTTCGTGGATTTCAATTGCCGCGCTGTATTCCACTGTGTGGGGGAATGCTTCATTCATCGTTCTGGGGTATTTCATCTTGTTCATCCTCTGGTTGGTTGTCTGGGTCAAAGTTATTTTGGCGGGTGAGGATTTGCCCCCACCGCCATTCCTCATAATCAAGGTCGTACATGGTCAATATTCGTATTCAAGGCGCTCAGAAAAAGATGGGTTCCAATCATTTTCAGCAGCGTTAGATTTTGCCCAGCGTATGACCCATTCATGGGCATTCAGACCGCGATAGTTTTTTTTGCCATTTTCATTTGCGTCAGCAGTGATTTCAATGATTTCTGCTGATGTCAAGTCGATGCCATGATCGGCATAGATTTTTTGGGTTTCGATTGATGTAATCATCTTGATACTTTCTAAAAGACCCTTATGCGTTGTGCTAGGGCATGGCGTGATTATCAGCTACCTTATAATCCCAAGTCAACTGTGGGGGTATTAGCGGTCTTATGTACAATGTGCGAATGGACAAGGACAAATTTATCGCATTGGCTGGCTCACAGACTGAGCTTGCCAGAATCTTGGGCATCCACCAATCGGCGGTTTCCCAATGGAAAACTGTCCCCCAGGCAAGGGTTTGGCAATTGATGGTGTTGCGTCCTGAGTGGTTTTCAATGTAAGATTGTTTGAAACACGGCTAGTCTGGAAGTCATGAGCCAGATGAAAAGAGAACTCCCCTCCTGCCGCCGTTTCTTTTCTGGGAGATTTGCGGAGTTTGCTTTATGCGAATTAAAAACTGGTCGAAGTTTCAGCATTTCAAGGACAGAAAGCCGCCTTGGGTAAAGCTGTATCGTGATCTTTTAGATGATATTGAATGGCACGAACTTGACCCAAAAGCGGCAAAAGTGCTGGTCATGCTTTGGTTAATTGCCAGCGAAGATGATGGACGCATTCCCCCCACCAAACAACTGGCATTTAGGCTAAGAATGTCAGAAAAGGATACTGAAGTTTGCGTTTCCAAGCTGTTTCATTGGCTGGAACATGACGATAACAATTTGATATCAAGCCGATATCAAGATGATGCACCAGAGACAGAGACAGAGACAGAGAGAGAGACAGAGTTATTCGTTGAAACCGATAGATCGGTTGTCAACCCAAGGCGCATAAGTTGTCCATCTGATGAACTTTTAAATCTTTACCACGAAGAATGCAAAAGCCTTCCACGGGTTTTGATGCTGAACGACACAAGGCGCAAGCACTTGGTCAGCCGCTGGCGCGATGTGGATGCCGAGGATGATTTGAAATCCAAAGAGGAAGGCATTGAGATTTTTCGGCAAATCTTTCGCCAAGTTCATAAATCTGATTTTTTGTCAGGCAGAACCCAAAACCGCAATGGTCGGGCATGGAAGGCCAGCTTTGATTGGCTGATGATGCCTACCAATTTTCTGAAAGTAGCCGAAGGGCAATACGATAACGGGAGAAATTAAATGTCGTTTAAAAATCAACTCAATGAGAAAAAAGACCCGATTGACGAGGTTCAGCGCCTGATGTGCAGTGTGCCAGGATGCCCCAAACGTTGGTCAGTTCACATGGAAGGCCAGCGCCCGATGTGTTCTGAACACCAATGGTCTGACAGAAAGCCAGCTACTAGGCGGGACATAGCCGCCCTGTTGCCCAGCACCAAGCCCGTGAAACATTGGATGGATGATGGGGAGGTATTTTGAATGAGTTGGCTTTATTCGCGGGTGCTGGTGGAGGAATTCTTGGGGGAAAACTTCTCGGATGGCGAACAGTCTGCGCCGTTGAGTGGGAACTCTATCCAGCAAGCGTACTGTGCGCCCGACAAAATGACGGACTTCTCCCGCCTTTCCCGATTTGGGATGACATACAAACCTTTGATGGCAAGTCGTGGAGAGGAATTGTTGATGTCGTATCGGGCGGCTTTCCTTGCCAAGACTTGTCAGCAGCGGGAGCAAGAGCAGGACTTGACGGGGCAAGATCGGGACTTTGGCGAGAAATGGCGAGGGTGGTTAGCGAGGTACGACCAAGATTTGTGTTCGTGGAGAACAGCCCAATGCTCGTTAATAACGGACTCGGACGAGTGCTTGGAGACTTATCCGACCTCGGGTTTGATGCGAGATGGACTGTTATGGGAGCAAACGAAGTTGGCGCACAACACAACCGCGACAGAATATGGATTGTTGCCCACGCCAACAGCAAGGGACTTCAATGGACACACAATAACCAAAAAAAGGCCAAAGGGGTTCAACAAAGTATTACCAAATGTGTTCAAACTGGAATTCCAATTACAAGGTCAATGCTATCCACATCCTACTTTCAGCGAAGGGCTGATGCTATGGCCTGTTGGATGGACAGACTTAAAGCCATTGGGAATGGACAAGTACCATTGTGCGCAGCAACCGCTTGGAGAATCCTAAGTGAACTACTTTGAAGCCCACAAACTTTTGGACAGGGTAAAAGATGGACAAACCATCAGTCGAACCGCAATTGACTATGCGCTTTTCCTTACAGGAGATGCGCCAGAGCGAGGCCAGAGAATGGATTTTGAGATATCAGCAGAAAACCAAGGAACTGGGCAAGGCCAAGGCATCAGCATGGTGGCAGACCACGATTGCAGACATTGCAAGGCGCAGGGGTGAAGCCGCTGCCAACGACCTCAGAAACCGAATGAACCAAGAAAGGTCAAAATGAAAATTGATGTTCAAAAAATGCACAGCGTTGGATTTGGTGTTTTGTTTTTCCCAAGATACGGCATCGGCATCCAGATTGGTCGGCGCTGGTTTGGAATCAAAAAATGAGATATGCCGCTAGGGTTGATGCCAACCAAAAGCAAATCATCACAGCATTGGAGGCCGCTGGCGCTTATGTCTGGGTCATTGGCCTACCAGTTGACCTTTTAGTTGGATATAAGAACCACACCTTTTTAGTGGAATGCAAAAGTGGCCCTAAAAGGCGTTTAACGGCCCTACAAGACGATTTTTTTAAGAATTGGTCTGGTAGTACCTTGGCAAGAATTGATGGCCCTGACGGGGCTTTACGCATGATCGGAGTTTTGAAATGAAACCAGAAGAAGCCGCCCAAGACATACGCAACAAAGCCCGAGCCTATGGCGATGCCAAAGCCCAGCGGGTATACCTTAATTTGGAAAAGTAAGATACAATAATTTATGAACAACGATTTGCAAATTCCCAACTGGCCCGAATACACAATTAGTAAAAATGGCGAAGTTTGCCGTGTGATGGGTGCTTGTGGTGCTGTTGTTGGCAAAACACTCAAGTGGACAATTTTAAAAAATGGTTATGCAAAGGTGGCTTTATGCAGGGATTCATGCAGAAAAGAATATCTTGTGCATCGATTAGTGGCTTTAACTTACATTGGGAATGCGGAAGGTTTAGATGTTTGTCATTTTGATGGCAACAAATTGAACAACAACATAAAAAATTTGCGTATTGATACCCGTAAAGGCAACATGGCAGACCAAATAAGAATGGGCAAAACACCAAGGGGTGAAAAATGTGGGTCAAACAAATACTCAACTGAATTTGTCAAATCTATAAAAAACAAATTGACAAATGGTGTTTCGGTAACTTTTTTGCACAATGAAACAGGCATACCTAAACCAACACTTTATGGGATTAAAAGTGGCGCTACTTGGGCATGGCTATAAAAATGAATTTACTTGACAAGGCCGTAGATTATTTGCGTGACCATGCGGGAGACTACGCCGTAGCTGAAGCACAGTTGGTTTATATGACTGAACTACGAAAAACTGTTAAAGCCCAGTTGATGAAAGATTTTGAACTTCAAGGACACAAAACAACAGCCGCACAAGAAAGAGAAGCCTATGCTGACCCCAAATATGTGCAGCATTTGTTGGCTTTGCAGCAAGCGGTAGAACAAAGAGAAAAAGCTAAATGGCTAATGGTTGCGGCACAAGCAAGAATTGAAGCTGAAAAAGCCAACATTTATGCCAACAATCGCACTGATCGGGCAATGCGATGAAGTGTCCAGAATGCGGGACATGGACAATTGTCAAGGAAACGAGAATATCTACAGGCAACACCCGCAGAAGGCGGCTTGAGTGTGCAAATATGCACAGGTTTTCCACATTGGAGACAATAGTTGATCGCAAAACATTCATACGTCAGGTCAAAAAAGCTGCTGAAACTGGTGGCAAGCCTTGACTGTCAAGCCTGTGGAAGTGGCAATATGGTGCAAGCGGCGCACACAAACTGGGGCGGCGGCAAGGGCCGTGGGGTCAAAGCTGATGACAATTTGGTCGCTGCGCTGTGCTTGGGGTGTCATTACGAGATTGACCAAGGCAAGGATTTAAGCCGCCAAGAACGTCAAGAAATGTGGCTACACGCCCACCGCAGGACAATTGATGCTTTGCGGGATTGCTGGCCTATTGACATTCCTTTGCCTGATGCGAAAATCTAGCCTTGTTGGTAGCAGTTGCCAATATTTGGGGGTTCGCCCCCTTTTTTTGATATAGTG